GCCTGGTACTCGCCTCATCTGTATGTCACGCTCATGGTATGGAATGCACCATCTACTACGGTAAATGCGAAGTTCTCACTGTTCATCCGCGTCGAGCAAAAGAAAGTAGGTCTAGCGGAATCCTCTATGGGTCAATATGCAGAATTTTTGGATAGTCAAATCAAGAAATTGACATCAACAGCAGTAGTTTATGATGCTGCAGACATCGACGGTTACACATTCCCAATGTGGAAGTATGGCGGTATTAGGCCGGAACTAATGATCTCGGGTTCAACCGCTCTCAGGTATTACAACAAAGTAGCGGCTAATGCTAACCAGGAAATGGTCGCACAAGATGCACTACTTACTGCATTTAGATCTGCCACTACTATGGTAGGTTTTGATGCTGCTTTCGGCGATGCTGCTGCTAACCTTCCCGAGTGGATTACTCTGATGAATGTTGAAGGTGTAACGGCTGGGCCAATTCGACCATATGCTCCACCTCTGAAGTTTGCTGATAATGGCAATACACTCATGTTCTAATTCAGAAATGTATGCAGTTACATTTCTCATTCACTAGTGAAATGATGTTCTAAAGTAACATAAACTTCCGAGCTTTTGCTACCTGGAGAACTTCTATGTTATCATAAACTTGATGTATTCCTGAGATCCAGGCAGATACATGCCAAGAGCAAGAATCCCGTACGAGGAACTAGAAGCAGCAGCGAGAGAAAAATACCCATATCCTGTATTCAAAGATGTGCAAGTTTTGCGCAGATCCAGGTATAATGACATCAAGGCACCTACTGTTGTCTATGATAGATCAACAGGAAATTATGCAAAGATGGGTTTCAAATGTCAAATAACTGCAAAAATGTTTGAAGGCATGGAAGCCTCTGAAGTTTCCTGGCTTGGTTACTCCAGGCAAAGAGGTTTTGAGGTCAGTTACAAACCGATTTCTTTCACTGATGTCCTGGTGCCGAAAGAGTAGGTTGGCATCTGAAACAAACTACACTCAAAAGTCCGTTATCATCGTAGTAATATGAACAGATCTTTTCCGGTTTTGACTTGCCACAAACATCGCAGATTAAGAATAGAGTCATTAGTTCACATCCTCAATAATTGCTTGAATTATGTTGGCGAATGTTGTTAATCCGTCCTCCCGTAATTTGTCCCGAACGGTGCAGAGTAAGTGAACCGTTTCAAAGTCAAATGGTGATACTTCTGCTCTCTGTCGCAGGTATTTTTCAATTGCATGTTGGATAAAAACCGATCTAGTTCCTAACCTTCTTCGTCCTTCTAATTCTCCGATTAATTTGGGTGGTAAATACACCTTAATTTCCTGTTTTCTAGCCATGGGGTGGTCGCCTCCTTGCTGGGGGGGGTCGTTACTTGAATTTAGAGGTTGGGTTGAAGGGCAACTGCGAGGCAGTTAAAGCCCTAGGCGAAGCGCACCTGTTCAAGTTATGACAATAGTGAGGTTAATAGAATGAGTAGTATCTTTTTTACACCATGGCAAAGAATGCTGGAGATGTGATCTTGAGAGATCGCATGCAATTTACAATGGAAGCAGGTGGAGCAAGATCCACTCTGTATGGAAGAATAGATCTGTCTGCATATGTAGACCCTGTAAACCGTCAAGGATTAGCAGTGAAAGAAGTAAGGTTTCAGATTAGAGAACCAACAGGTACTACCCTGGCTAACACCGGAATTTGGATGCCAATAGGTGCCTGGACATCTGCTGCTGGTGCAGTGGGCGATCTTGCTGGTCTGAAACTATACGCTACTACCAGGGCATACGAGAATGCTTCCGAGGTTGGAATTGCATCTCCCGATGTCCTTTGTGTCTATGAAGTCAGCCAATCTATCGGTGTAAATGGAACCGGCGATTCTGGTATCTGGATTCGTGAAAATTGGTACGGCCCGAAAGACCTTCATCCAGAAGGTTACACTGTTGTTTCCGATCTACTAGTGGGCGTTGCTGCTGATGGATGGGAATTAGACTCTGAAGATACTCTAGAAGTAGACATCATGTTGATCGCTGAACCTGTATCAATTTCTACTGCACGAATGAATGAAATCCTGTCACAAGCACAGGATCTATGATTGAAAAGGTGACATAGAATTCCGAGCTTTAGCCACCTGGAGAACTTCTATGTTATCATAAAATGGACAAACACCCAGGATCTGAGAATATGCCAAAAAGCAAGATAGCAAAAGAAGCATTAGAGGCGTTATCCAAAACAAAGTTTGCAAGAGGTGCCGGTATTGTTGGAGGAGCAAAAGTCGCAGAAGAATCGATCGACAACCCATATGCTCAAGCAGCAATTGGAGCGGCCGAAGGTGCGGCTCTTGGTGCGGCTCTTGGCCCTTGGGGTGCTGCTGGAGGTGCTGTCGCGGGCGGGCTTCTCGGCTTCGTGCTTGCAGATGGTGAGCGAATTGTTCCTGTTGATATGATTGCCATTCCAGCATACCAATACTCGGCAATGCTAACAGGTAGAGAACCAACATTTCAGATCTTCATCAAAGAAGGCGAAGTAATCATGCCTGTATTGCCTACAGATAGTCAAGTGGCTGGACAGATGGTTTTAGCCGATTATGAGCCGCAAATGGCCCCTAAACGCAAGAAATCAGCCTGGCAACGATACATGGGTCAGAAGAAGAACCAAATTAAGTTCAAGTCCGGTTCAAAGAAGGGCCAATTAAATCTCAAAGCAATGGGCAAAGCATACCGTAAAGGGAGGAAGAAATGAATGCCAATAACTGAGATTAGAGATACTCTTCAGACTGAAATCGCCCTGGATGCTCAAGGCTTTGGCTATGCGACCAGGAAACTCAACATCAAGGACGGCTTTAGACATGGGATCTTGTCTATTGATGTGTTCAATGATAACGGTGGAATGTGGCTAAAGAATGATGACCAATACCCAAACAATGTAGGGTATCAACTGTTTGTTAGTCCTTTTCCAATGCTTCAAACTGCTGAAGTTTGGGGCCTTAACGCTGCTACTTCAGCATTTGATGGGGCTGGTCAAATGGCTGGTGAACCGAACATACTCTACAAGGAGATCGGAATCACAAACTTAGACCAAAACAACAGCCAGCAACAGAACAAGCAGTGGATCAGTCGATTCCCTAACAATGCCGTTTCCGCTATGCCTACTAATGCCTGGTACTCGCCTCATCTGTATGTCACGCTCATGGTATGGAATGCACCATCTACTACGGTAAATGCGAAGTTCTCACTGTTCATCCGCGTCGAGCAAAAGAAAGTAGGTCTAGCGGAATCCTCTATGGGTCAATATGCAGAA